TAAAAGGTAAAAAGGACCTTATAACCATATATTCCCCCTCGTTATAACCTTATAACTAAAAAGTATAAAAAAACGGCAGAAAACCCTGTTCTTTTCGATCCAGCCATGATAGAATATACCTATATTAAATGATAAGGAAAGGGAATGGATCGAATCCACATGAAAAAGAGCGAAAAGCTCGGGTATTTCGACAGTAGGCCTACCTACGAAGATTGGGAAAAAATAGGATCTTTTAGGCGTCTCCACGTATACGTAGACCGTTCTATGGACGGTTTTATGGAAATAGAGGTAGTTGATCCAACTGTAACCCATGGAAGGTCACCACAACGGCTAAAAAGGGTTCTATATATCAATCTCTCAAGGACCAAATTTAAGGCCTGGCATGTAGATATCACCAAATTGGATAAATCTTATGCAGGTAGAGGGATAGCCGCTCAGGCATATCGCTATATAATCAAGAAGTTAGGAATCACTCTACAGGCCGGAGAATGCCAGAGCAGAGGTGGACGTAAATTGTGGTACGATTTAGCACAAATTATGGACCTTCAGTTATTCGCCAAAAGTAAGGCTAGTAAGCGATATGAGGTCGGAATCGACTGTGAGAACCGTGAGGTGTGGTTACCAAATGGTAAGGAAGTGTACGATACAGAGAAGGAAATGTACGTATTCGCCACGGCGTTTTAGTTATAAAGAGTTATAAGGATATAACTAAAAAGTATAAAGAAACACTGTACATTTGGATCCAGCTATGATAGAATATACCTATATTAACCAATCAGGAAATCTATGATTTATTTACAGATTAATGGTCAAATAAAGAACAAGAAGTATATATACGGCTACTTAGAGAATCTATCTAGGTCGTTAAATATACACAGATTGAGATCTAAAGCGATTATAGTTAGGTTTAGTAAAGAGCTCGACGATGGTAACCAGGGTAATTGCTGGGGTGATCGTAAGGAAGGATATATAACTATTAACATAGCCAAAACCTGTGAAGGAGAACCTTACTCAACGGCCGAGATGATGCAAACTCTAGCTCATGAGATGGTTCATGCCAAACAATATTTACGAGGGGAACTCGACGGCTACAGTGGATCCTGGAAGGGTCGTAAACCACGTAACTATCAGTACCACAATCAACCCTGGGAAAAGGAAGCTTATGCCAGAGAAGAGTATCTATTTGGTACATGTTGGTAAAATTAATTGCAAATAAATGCAGAAAACACTGTACATTTAACCAAAAACTATGGTATAATATACATATAAATTAATCAAACAAGGAATATATTATGATTTTATGCGAAAAACTAAGCCCCGTCACTGGTCAAACCAACACCATGGGTATTAATGCCACTTTAGAGCAAATTGCTCTATGGCAGGATGGTACTCTCATTCAGGACGCAATGCCTGAAGCGACAGTGGATCAAAGGGAGTTTTTGATCTCTGGTTGTACACCATCGTGCTGGGCATCGATGTTTGGAACTGAGGACGAATCATAATGGCTTCGTCAATGGCTTACTGCGACTACATCGCACACACTATAATCAAACCTGGACTCGATAAAGATTGTGGCGAGTTTAATGGATTAATTGATAGTGTTGAGAGAGTAAAGATGGATCTTCATAAAGAAGGTTGGATGCAAACAACCACGAAGACTATTGAATGCACTGACGTCAATGGAAAAAGCTACAGAATTACTGTAGAAGAAATTTAAAATGACTAAGAAACACATAAACAATATGATACAAGGGACCTTTAAAGTCTCTGGTTGTTCTTTGTTGTTTTTAGGCATGACAATGGCGTTAGGTATAAACACTAATCCCCACATGGAATTATATGCATATATTCTATTGTTTTTAGGTACTCTATTCATAATGATCCACAGCTTTAGGGCTAATGATCATATGTTTCTATTAGTTTCAAGTGCAGGGTTTGTATTGGTAGGTAACTCATTTTTAGACACAGAAACCGCAATGCTAATTGCAAATGATTATGGTATTGCACTAACAGAAGAACAAGGTTGGTTTGCCAAATATGGTAAAGTAATCGTAGAAGTAATAAAAAGTGTTGTTTAATTGCAAAATAAATGCAGAAAACACTGTACATTTACATGAAGACCTGGTACAATATACATATAAAATAAAACTTGATAAGGAAACTACATTATGAAAAAAACTATTATTAACGCAATCGATTCAATCGCTTCAACTTCAGAAATGAACGAGGTTATTGAATTAATCAAAATTAAACAAAAACAATTACGTGCAGTAAAGGCACTTAATGTTAAAAACAGTATCAGCGTAGGAGCTCCAGTAATCGTTGACTCAAGGTCAGGTGCTGAAAAGGGTATTGTTACTAAAATCAAACGTACTAAAGCAGTCGTTGAAATCAACGGTCGTCTTTGGAATTGTCCACTATCAATATTAAAAGCGGTATAAGGAATATATAATGAAAGATACTAACAGACTAGCACTCATCAAAGCTGCAGCAGAAAAGGCTCGGGAAAAACGAGAGATCAAACGTGTAATACACACCATGGATCTTCGTAAAGCTCAAATTAAAGCCGAAACAAAAGCAGCTATGAAGTTGCACAAAAAGCTCACTAGGCAAGTATTAAAAGCTGGTGATAAAGCACCATCATCCTTCGAGTGTAATACACCAGAAAATATGTATTACAGCGAAGAAAACACTCAAAGGTATATCGCAGGATCTTCTTATATGGACGTATATAATGAGATGAAAAATGACTGGGATTAATAGAACAATAGCGAGAGTTATAGCTCTCAGAGAAGCTCGGGATAGAGCACAAAATCCAGAGTTTAAACGACTCTGGGATCAGAAGTTAAGAGAGCTAATAAGAATAGCAGAATTAGGAAGGAGTTCATATGACACAGTACACTGATGCAGTAGAGTACCAAAGACGTAAAATGGCTGTAGAGTCATGGGCAGGTCAAGTTGAGTACATTCTCGGGCAAAATGGATATATCGAAAAGGCATATAACTCAGGATTGGTTACACGTGAATTCCGAGATGGTACTTTTGTAGTAGTGTCAGAAGAAAAACCAATGGCACAGTTGCTTAATGAAGCACCAGGAGATGTGTAATGGCAGTAACTAATTTTTATGCAGGTTCACTTAGATATGGACCTAATGGCAAAAAGCGTAAGACCAAATCCATGTCTAAGCCTAAAACAAAAACAATGGCCGACTTTGATTGGTCAACACCAAAACAAAATTCAGCAGTAAGGGAAACAAAACATTACCCTTCTGCACTATTAACTCCAGTAAACTATAAGGCAGAAGACCAAAGCTGGAAGCTCGAAGAAAGTAAAAAATTCACAATCGCACCGGCATATAATAAAGGTGCATATCAAGTCATACCAAAGGGTGACGTTAAACACATAGGGAAATAAAATGGAAGTAATATCAACTGTATTATCATTAGTAGGAGTAGTATTTTTCATATACTTATGCGCAGGTGCTGTCTTATTAATTCAAGACTCGAACGTAAAGCATAAAGTTCGTAAAGAACTAAGAGAAAAATATCCAGATTTAACAAGGGATGAAATTAGAGTACTAACATACATCAAACTAAAAGAAATGATGGAGACAACCAAATGAAACATGAGTATATGCTATTAAGCTATTACCTCGGTGAAAAGAAATTTGCAAATCGTAAAGCAGAAGTTCTTAGAACTGTTGGTGGAAACCGCGCATTCGGAATTAGAATGCTAATTAACGATAACGCTCTAGGTATTGAATGGTACCCTGAACATACTGAAGAGTATGCCGCAAATGCAGCTGAAAACTATGTTCTTGGTATTAAGAACTATGAGCGACCAGAGAATTTAGATTGATCTACCTCGCCAATTTCTTATCCTTATCAGAGGTAGATCAATCTAACACTGTACATTATATTAAAAGTATGGTATAATAGTTTATATAAGGAGTATAATATGGCTAAAACAAAACGTAGAGGACCTTCACTAGAGGATAAGTACTTAGGTACAGCACCTAGTTATCACGGTCAAGAATTTAAATCAACAGAAGAGTTAAAGAGTGCTTATCATAAAGCATCCAATTATTTTAACTATTTCAATAATGCAAAAACTAATGCACCTGCAGTATTAATATACGCAGAAAAGGAATTAGGTTATTCAAAGAGCGACATTCAAGCTCTTAAAAGGGTTGAAAACTGGAAGCTTAATCAAGGTATTGGCAATAACGTTAGGTGTCATAACGCAGGTATACCACTTGATAAAATCAATCCTGACTCAAACATTTATGATAAGATCAAATTACAGTTAGGCGAACTTCTCAAAGAAGGTAAAGAACTAGTTGCTATACAAAAAGCTGAACCTGCTAAAGTTGTTATATCACCTGCAGAAAGAATGAAATCTAAAATCGCTCAAACTATTATGGGTGATTTTGATGAGATGGTCGTTGATAAATGGATGGAAGGAGAGTTTGATAATATTAAATTCCCTGCATATAGTTTATTAGCCACACATAAAATTAAAGGTGCAGGAATAAAGATGTTTAGAGAAAAAATGCAGTTTGAACTTGACTGTATTAGTGATGCATATAATAAAACATGCGAACAGGCTGAAGAGGCTTATTCACATATCAATAAAGGTAATAAAAAGAAAATGATTACCTTGCTTGAAAAGACTATTGAAGATATTGATAGACTTAAAGCTAACAATAAAACTATTAAGATACCAAGGGCCAAAAAGCCAAAGGCGTCTGATCAACAGGTGGCTAAACTTAAGTATAAACCATCTGATATCGATTACAAGTGCACATCACTTAATCCAGTAATGATACCAGGTAAGAATATACTGTATGTATTTAACACTAAGACACGAGCTTTAGCAATGTATATAACCGACTCTCCTAAAGGATTTGAGGTTAAAGGTACATCGATTAAGAATTTTAATCCCGCACTAAGTAAACAGACAAAACTTAGAAAACCAGATGAGGTATTACCTCTTGTTATAAACAAAACAATCATTCAGTCAAGGAAAGTGTGGGATACTTTTACTACAGTGATTAAAGAACCTAACGGTAGAATTAATGCAGACTGCATACTGTTAAAGGTGGGAGACATCAATGTATAATGATAGATCTTGAACAGAAAATAATGACTAAAAAACGATTCACTACAGCAGTTGAAACGTTAGTCGCAAAAAACAACATGAGTTATATAGACGCTATGACTTATGTAATAGAGGAAAGAGGAATGGACTATAGTAATATTAAGAGATTACTAAGTGATGCACTTAAGGCCAAATTAGAGGCCGAGGCATCAGGTCTAAACCTCATTGAAGCGGAGAAGGGAAATAAACTACCTATCTAGAATGAATGATCCATACGATGTTTATAAGTTATATCAGTCTTTAAAATTACACTTCGAGACAGATGGCTATGATGCTATAAAGTATAATTTTAAAACCTCAGTTAAACCTCAATCATTTTTTAAACGAAGAGACAAATTCTTCTTTGCCAAATTAGGTAAACACTACGGTAAAGATATCACTGAATATCTCATTGCAAACTTTGTTAATGATGTATCATACGTTGGTGATATGATTAATACCGATGGTGAAAGGAACTACCTTGAGCATAAAAGAATAAAAGAATCACTGCATCGTGTGTTTTCAATTGATATAAATACACTTGCAGAATATTCAGAGAGCAATGGTTTAACCTTTGATGATTTATTAATCGTTAAAGAGCATAATCAACCTCCTCTGATTATAACGCTTTGGATGCAAGAAGAGATATCGTTACAAACGGTAGTTATTCTTAACTCCTTAACAGGGTTTATGCAAGGTGCCAATAAGAGTATAACAGAAACCATTTCATGGCCTGGTATATTCCGAAAGGTTACCAAGTATCAACCCTTCGTAAAGTACGACTCTGGTAAATGTACAAATTTAATCAGAAAGTCCTTTACAAAACCATAGAAATATGGTATAATAGATCTATATTATGAATAACGTGGATAAAACAGAAAAGGTCTTAGACCTTAATACAACGCAATACGGAGAAATATTATGTCATTTGCAAACTTAAAGAGCTCACGAGGCTCGTCAATCGACAAACTCGTTAAAGCAGCTGAAGCTGTGTCATCACCAAAGTCAGAATCAAAGGGTTACGGCGACGATAGATTTTGGACACCCCAAAGGGATAAAGCAGGTAATGGTTATGCCGTTATCAGGTTCCTACCTCAGAAAGAGGGAGAGGACTTACCTTGGGTACGATATTGGGATCATGGCTTTAAAGGCCCTACTGGTCTCTGGTATATCGAAAATTCTTTAACTTCTGTTGGTCAGCAAGATCCAGTTTCTGAAATGAATTCAGAGCTGTGGAATACTGGTCGAGATGAAGATAAAGCTACCGCTCGTGATAGAAAAAGACGTTTACATTATGTGTCAAACATTATGGTCGTGTCTGATCCATCTAACCCAGAGAATGAAGGTAAAGTATTCCTTTATAAATTTGGTAAGAAAATCTTTGATAAGATTATGGATGTTATGCAACCACAATTTGAAGATGAGCAACCAGTAAATCCATACGATTTCTGGGAAGGTGCGGATTTTAAAATTAAGATTCGTAAAGTAGAAGGTTGGGTAAACTATGATAAGTCAGAGTTTGCATCACCAGCTGCACTACACGGTGGAGATGAAGGAATGCTAGAGGATGTATACGGACAGTTACATTCATTAGGTGATTTCCTTGACGTTAAGAACTATAAAACATACGATGAGCTAAAAGCCAAGTTGAATAAAGTTCTTGGAGTTACTGCCGGAGCAACTGCTGAATCCTATATGGAAACAGCGCCATCAGTTACAACGAATGAGTTTGTACCTGAGGCTCCAGCCACTGAAGCACCTACAGCAGAAGCGTCTTCTGATGATGAAGATACACTCAGCTATTTTGCTAAATTGGCAAACTCATAAAAAGATTCCTTATTAAGGAACGTTTTTTTAGGGACCTTCGGGTCCCTTTTTTTGTTTACTGATTGGCTAGGTTTAGATCTCTACGCTTTCTAGAACTTGTAGTATTACTGAATGAGGTTGTAGTAGTAGTTGTATTGGATTGGTTATTAACCTGTTGTACTACTATTTCTTTAGTATACTCTTCCTTAATAGTTTGGTTCTCAGTAGATGTGTCATTAAGTTGTTCACCTGTCATAACTTGAGGACCAGCTCCTTCGATTTGATCAGTTGGCTCTGGAATCCTTGCACCTGTCTCTGGATCAAGGCCAGCAAATTCGTATACACTATCAGGGATAACGGTTGAAATAAGATTCATTGGATTATACCATGCACCTTCTCCCTTAGGGTCAGGTAGAATAAGTCTAAGTATGCTAGCATAAAACTTTTTCATTATATTACCTACACCACTAACCAACGATTTAAGTGCACCCATTGGATTACTAAATAGTGTTCCAAACCAATCTATAATACCAAATACTGCTTCTTTAATTTTATCAAAGAGTTTACCGATCATATCTTTAAAGGAAAAGCTTTTAAGAGCTTCAGCACTATCATCAAATCCAAACTTACCCATTAACCATGCAATACCATCTTTAAGTAAATCTAAAGGCATACCAATTAATCCTTGTAGTAGTCCACTGAATCCACCGAATATACCAGCCATGATCTTTTTACCAAGACCACCTTCTTGTTCTGTAAACCCTTTAATAGCACCTTTAACAGTATCGACAATACCCATTATAATTTGTATTGGTAAGAATAGTTTACCAATAACACTACCAAATGATTTAAAGGCAGTAAAGAATGTTTTGAATATTGATGTTATAGGTTTAAGGAATTTCTTTATAGGATCAAGTAGTTTAGATCCTTTGGATAAACCACCTAATGCGCTTTTAAATCCTGCAAATGCATTTTTAATAGCAGCAAATGCTTTAGTAATACCAGTGAATTTACCTACTGCTTTAAGTGCTGTAACTCCTTTACCTAAGAGAGCACCTAACTTACCAAAGAATCCTAACTTACCAAATTGACCTACTGAAGTTCTAAATGTTTTTAAACCAGCAAATCCAGCCTTAAAGGCTTTAGGTATATCCTTAAAGAAGTTTTTAAAAGTTTTAGCTGCAGCAGTAATGGAGGTTCTAATACCTTTTAATAGATTGGCTGTTTTAGGAAAAGCTTTAGCCAATGATGCACCAAGCTTGGTAAATCCAAGTTTAAGTACTTTAGCAAAACCACCA